TGCCAAGACCCAAAGAATTGGAGTAATGATGAATGCAAACCCCCAATCTGTACCGCTTCTGGTACTTGTCCCGAACAACTTGTGAAACCTGAACAGGAGAAAAAGTGATGCCTACCATTGCGTTTAAACAAAATAATCGAATGACTGCTGAAGACATTGAAATCAGGATTTGGGCAATAGTTATCGTTGCCTTGGTGATGATTCTCTTGGGTTCAATGGGAATGTTCTTGTATAGCGTGTCATTTGTAACTCAACCTATGGCTGGAATGGCTCCCATAGACAAGGTATATACACAACAAATTAGTACCATTATGGTATTTATCACGGGTGTATTGGGTGGCGTAGCAGGTCGCAGTGCTGTTTCTGCCGCTTCTAAGGCTATTGCTAAGGATGAAGAACCACCTTTGGAAGCCAAGGAATGAGTCTATTTAACCCTTGGGTGCTATTGGGCATCCTGATGGCTATTTCAGGTTCTTTTGGTAGTGGTTATTACAAGGGTGGTGAGGATGAAACTGCCCGTCAACAGGCTGAGATAGCTGTCTTGAATGCTGCTGCTAGGGAGAAAGAACAAGCCCTTGTTGCGGCTGTAAATAACCAAACCACACAATTGATAAAGGCAACCAATGATGCAAAACTTGCTCAACAAAAGCGTAATTCTGACATTGACTCTGGTTCTCTCAAGTTGCGGATTCCTGTCAAAGCCCCCGTCTGCCCCGTATCAACCACCGCAGATGCCCCCTCTGCCCCCAGAGATAGCGTTCAAGCAACAGCCGAACTTGACCGAGAGACTGCTAAAAATCTTATCGCCATCACAGACGATGGAGACAAAGCCATCCGACAATTGAATGCTTGTATTGATGCTTACAACACTGTTTATCAAACTTTGAACAAATCACGTTAAGATTCACGCTGTTGTCATTGATTTGATTTAATTTCAGGCAACTTCAGTGGAGTTGTCATGGCTAATCCTGTATTTAGTGATAAAGAATTTATTGAAATTTGGAATGCGCATAAATCAGCCAGCAAAATGGCTGTTGCTCTCAAAATGAATGAGAGGCAAATTTATAAACGGCGTAAAGAAATTGAAGATAGAACAGGGATTGCACTTACTTCTAGAGCAAAGGCTGAGAATATAGTAAAACCTGACAATCCTGTTAGAAAAGAATTGGGGATTGAAAATGGCATTGTTCTTGTTTTTAGTGATGCTCACTTCTGGCCTTCAGTCCATACAACAGCATTTAAAGGTCTTCTTTGGGCGATTAAAGAGTTTCAACCCAAAGCTGTCATTGCCAATGGAGATGTATTTGATGGCGCTTCTATTAGTCGTTTCCCTCGTATTGGATGGGATTCAACGCCATCGGTAATACAAGAACTTAAAGCCTGTGAAATTGCGCTTGGCGAGATAGAAGATGCTGCCAGAAAAGCAAGAAGTAATGTAAACCTAGTGTGGACATTGGGAAACCATGATGCTAGGTTTGAGAATCGTCTAGCTGCCAATGCTCCGCAGTATGAGTTTGTCAAAGGTTTTGCTTTAAAAGACCATTTCCCCACATGGCATCCATGTTGGTCTTGTTGGCCTACAGATGAAGTGGTAGTCAAACATCGTTGGAAAGGTGGCGTACACGCTACACATAACAACACAATCAATGCTGGTGTCTCTATCGTCACAGGACATCTACACAGCCTTAAAGTTACACCATTTAGTGATTACCAAGGAAATAGGTTTGGTGTGGACACAGGCACGTTAGCTGATACTAATGGAGCGCAGTTTATAAACTATCTTGAAGACTCGCCTACCAATTGGCGATCAGGTTTTGCTGTACTGACATTCCATGAAGGAAAGTTACTTTGGCCTGAATTAGTCCATAAATGGGCTGAAGGAAAGATTGAATTCAGAGGCAAGATTTACGATGTATAAAAAAGGGGAGTCCTAAGACCCCCCTAAAAGTAACAACTGCACTTAAATTATGCCATACGCTGCCAGACTACGCCATCTTCGTCTTCTACGATCTCTCCGATTTCGTATTCTTCGGATTCTTCGTCTTCGACGCTTTCGTCTTCGTCGCATTGGTTGTAAAGATATTCTTCAGTAACGTCATAGTCAACAGCCCATCCATGCAATTGCTGAAACTCGATGAATTCTTGGATGATTGCAATCTTATCAAAATCATTTGTCTCAATAGTTACTGAGTCATCTCCAAAATCCCACTCTGCAATATTAATCTCAATCTTGTACATGATATTCCCCTTGGTTATGGCACTATTGCCAAGTAAAATCCTATCTCTAATTTGTGACAATTCGTAATTTTTAACTTAAAACGAAAGGTAACCCATGAATGTTCAGCAACTAGCCAAAGCCTTAAACATGAAACCTGCCAAAGCGGGTGAGTGGATTGATGCCATCAACGAGACTTTTGAAAAGTTTGGGATTGATACTCCTGAGAGACAAGCCTGTTTCTTAGGTCAATGCGCCCATGAAAGTGCTGGATTTACTGCATTGCAAGAGAATCTAAACTATTCTGCTTCTTCTTTGTGTCGTGTTTGGCCTAAACGCTTTCCAACAATTAATGATGGTCAAAACTATGAGCGTAATCCTCAAAAGATTGCCAACAAGGTGTATTCGGGTCGCATGGGCAATGGCGATGAGGACTCAGGAGAAGGTTGGGATTATCGTGGTCGTGGCTTGATTCAATTGACTGGTAAAAGCAACTATGAGGCTTGTGGTGAGGCTTTAGGTGTGGATTTGGTATCTGAACCTGACTTAGTGGCTACACCTCAGTACGCAGCCTTGTCTGCTGGTTGGTTTTGGGACAAGAATAAGCTCAATGCCTACGCTGACAAGAATGACATGGAAGGCTTGACCAAGAAGATCAATGGCGGCACTCATGGCTTGGATGACAGGGTTGCTAAGACTCAGGCGGCATTGGATATATTAATGGCTTGATTATGCGTTTACAGAAGTGTTTGGGGACTAGGTGTTCATAAGGAATCACCTCCCCACACTTCTCACATAACCATGCTTCTCCATGAGATATTGTGGTTCTTTTATTGCCTTTTTGACCACTTCTTGACCCATAAAAAGTTTTGATCTTACGAATCATTCTTTAGTTTAGCCTTTGAATAATAGAAAATCTCACGTTTTTCATTAGGATTTATCTTAGCTTGCGTTTGGCGACCCCAGTTTTGACCTTGAAGTATTTTTTTAAGTTGTTTATCTCTTGACCAAATGCTTGGTTCACCTTGCCAATCAAATGCGTTTTTTGTCATTCTTTCATTCCTCTTATGTAAATAGCCAAACTGTCAATCGTATCTTTACCAAATCCTGACATTTTCTCAATTTCTTGAGCTATTTCTTCAATAACAATGTTTCGATAAGGATTAGTTGACTGAATCTGACGTTTGCGATTTAAAGATTCAACTGGTTCTTTACGCATAGTGGCCAACTTGTTAGCAAAATTGAATTTTTCTTCAGTCATAGTCAGCCTCATTTTGAAGTAAATACAAGACAAAAATTAACATAGCGCCAAAGAAAATAACAGCGAAAGCGCCAAACATCATCAACATAAAAGTAACCAGTACATCCCACATTAGATCGCCCTCCACTCACGTTCATTACGTCCCGCAGAAGACTTTACAGTTCTGCCTGTCAACTCAATCAAGTTCATCTTCTCCAACTCGTTTAAACGGCGTGAGACTTGATTTCTGTCTAATCCGCTATGCCTAGCTATCCCATCTTTTCCAAGCGCCCCATGAGCCTTTAAACAGTCCACAATGATGCCAAAGTGTTTTGCCGCCAAGTCCTTGGCTGCATCAGCGGCTTCATAGCTGGTTACTGGGTCGGTATTCCTTACCCTGTTGAAGATTGGCAAGTCAAAGAACTTCTTTACACTGCCGCCAAAATGTGTGTTATCTAAACTCATATCAACTCCTATCAATTAAAAAGTTAGTGGGTACTCACTTACGCTTTCCCCGTTGTGTTACATCAAAATGGAATGTCAGAGTCCATGTCGTCAAAGCCACTTGAGGGCTTCTTCTTGGGTGAGGAAGTATTGGCTTCTTCTTTAGGACTTACTGCTAAACCCATGAATTTGCCTGATTTACCCTCTTTGACCCATGCTGAAAGCCAATAAGATTTGCCATCAACTGTGATGTTGCCTTTATAGTCTGGTTGGTTGCCTGTTTCCTTCTTGTCGTTCTTAAACAAGACACCTGAATTGTCACGCTGTTCCATATTTACACCTTAATTTCATTGAGTTTTTTAACCTTGTCATCCACTTCTGAGAGAAACTGGATAACCTCTTGTTCGAGTTCTGCAATATAAACATCATTGCGCTCGACTCTTTTGATAAACAGTTGCAGGTGTTCAGGCATTCGTGGGTCAAAACTCACAAAGTCGCACCAACTTCTGTTCGTACACGCCATTTGCCACTGCATTTGGTCGTAGTATTTCTTTGCTGGTTCATCACCAAGAATTGTGTCGATATGAGTTGCCGTGTTTGGACACTTGATCTCTAGGCATCCATCATCACTAACCAAGCCATCAGGAGAGGCAGCAGACATAGTAATTCGTGGATGGTCAATAGCACCTACCTGATCTACCATATTGCCTGATTTAGCCTCGTATGCGGCACGAGCAAAAGGTTCATTCTCGATACCCCATTCCATAGCCGCATTGGTGTAAGACTCTGCTACTTGGTTTGTCATACGCTCGACTACCAGTTGAGCCATGTAGTTAGCCCTACTGGTGCTGTAGCCTGACTTGGTTTTGGCAACAATGTCTGAGATACGAGATGCAGTAGCTTTACCGCAACGCTGTTTAAACCATTCTGGAGATTGCTGAGTAACTTCAGGCGAATTGTCCATACATTTCCTCTCTTGCCATCTGATAAACAGAATAGGCTTCCTCTGTAGTTTTGAAAAATCCAAGGTGA